AATTAATTTTTTAGCCAGTTCGAGCATATCTATCATAATTTTACCTCTAGTTAAATAGTAACATTGATAAATTGCGCAAGTCAATAAAGTTATGCTACTATATAGTCAACTAGGGGCTGACAGGTTTCGACGTTAAGATTAAAAATATAAAGTGCAATTCAAGTTAGATGACAGACTTGTAAAACAGTTATCAAAAATATAAATGCCGATACTACACAGTACTCGTGCGACTGGGATGCAGAGCTTGCTAAGTTGAGCCGTGAGGTTTGCTTAGCTGCCTAATTCCGGTTACTGGGGCCCGCTTAAGCCCTATTAAATAATTAAGTGGACGGCTAGGAAAGACAAGCTGACATCTGGAAAGACAGATGACTGATAGGGAAAGACCAATCAAGAGTGGCCTAGCTACTTTAACTTAGGAATAATTGTAACACAATATATTTTTACTTATCGGACGCGGGTTCAATTCCCGCCAGCTCCACGATTACTATTAATGTTCTATAGGAGATTAAATATGTCTAATCATTGGTTATCAGATATTAATTATCAAAAAAGCGTAGCTAAAAACTTTAGTGAAGCGGCAAAAAAGCCAGATAAAAACTCTAAGCATATGGACATGAGCAAGATGAAGATGTCGGCTGCCGAAAGAGAATTTGCAAACGCATTGCTCTCTATTGCCCAAAAGTATGGAAAGCTTTCTGACAACGACGGCAATGGTATTTGGGTTGGCTATGTTTCCCAAGAGGAAAATGACAATTATGAAATAGGCGTGCGCTGTGAAAATTGTGTTCTTCATGAATCAGAATACGTTTGCAAAGTAATTAAAAATAGAATAGAGCCAGGCGGCTACTGCAGATTGGCTGCCATACCAGACGGCGTTGTTAAAAGCCCTATGGATGACGACGAAGAAGATATGGATGACGAAGACTAATCTTCATGAAAGTGTGGATCGATCAAGACCTGTGCACAGGTGACGGAATATGTGCTGAGATAGCTTCAGACGTTTTCATGATGCACTCTGACGGACTTGCCTATGTCAAGGAAGTTAGCTGGCCAAACTTGCTTGGACCAGACGGAAAAGGCGAAGGACCAAAACTACAAATGGGAGATGGAACTGCACAAATTCCAGATAATCTTTTAGAAGATGTCATTACGGCAGCAGAAGATTGTCCCGGCGAGTGCATATTCATAGAAGAATGAACGCAAACAATCCAAACGACATTGAAAATTCTCCAGAATTTTTATCTAAAAAAAATAAAAAACGCTTTGGTAAACTATTAGATAATTTATCTGAAAAATATTCTGGAGTTGAGATAGAAAACTCTGAACTGAAATCCAGGAATGAAGAGCTAGAAAAGAAACTCAAAGAGGCAAGCTCTCCCAAGGAAATAGAAAAAAAAGAACTGCTTTCTGAGTATGAGCTAGCCTATAGAGAATACTCTGAGGCTCAAGTAAATTATCAAGAAACCAAAGAGCAACTGTACCCTCATTCTTCCTCTACATCTTCTTATGGATCTGAAATAATTTGGTTTTCTGTTGTAGTTGGATTGGTTTTTGATTTCTTATTGTGGAAAGATATTTTTACCGGAAAGTTTGGAGAAGACATTTGGGCTGAGCGAGCAGAGAGGGCTTCTGCAGTTATAATGGCTTTCTCATATGCTTTTATTTGCGCTCAATTGGGAGCAGCATACGCCATAAAGATGCTAGTTAAAAAGAGAAATAAAGGCGGCCTTGCAAATGAAAAAGAGGCCGAAGTTTATAACAAGTCTACGGCAAAAGACACTATGGGAATAAATCTAATATTGTTTTTACTTTTAACTGTCTTGTCAACAGCAGCAAGATTTACTCAGCCAGGGCTTAACACCTCAGATAGATTTATCCTTTCGCTTGCGGCGACGACGATTGGATTAGTCATATCTGCAATAGCTTACTGGTATACTGATGTGTACGATCATTTTATAAAAGCAGCAAAAAATAGAGAGTCAATGGCAAGAAAAAATTTTGTTAAAGTAAGTAAAAAAGTAGAGGAAAAATATGAATGATAAATTAAGAAAGATAATTGCCAGATCCGCAACAGGATTGGTTGCCCTTGGAATTCTGGCTTACATTTTTTGGCCAGAATCATCTGAGATAACAGATGTAGCCGTTGAAACTACGGTTCCACAAACAACCATAGTAGAGACCACAACGACTGTAAAGATAGACGAATCTGCTTGCCTAGTTTTATTTATTAAAGATTCAGACAAGTTCCTAATGGATGATACTCCTTGTGTTGATACGTATATTGATAGAGTTAATTCGGGATTTTATAAAAAGCTTAACGTTATTTGCAGATCGTCTGGAGACGGCCAAAGAACCAATAGAGAAGAGCTATCTCAAAAAAGAGCTACAGCTTTACAGTTCCATTTAATGAAAATGGGTGTGGCATTTGAAAATATAAACGCACAAGCGGTAGCAGATGATTCTCCTTATGCTGGAGTAGATCCAACTACAGAAGAAGGCAAAGTTTTAAATAGATCATGTGAAATAACAGGAGAAAAATAATATGGATTTTGATATCGAAAAAGAGATAGCAGCAATAGAACAGGATATAAAAGAATTACAAGAAATAAAAAAAGATTTAATTAAATTAAATAAAGAAATAAAAAAATTAGATAAAGAATTATTAAAATACGAATCTGAGCTTGGGGGCGATGATTCAGTAGAGTAACTTATAGCTGGTTACTATACCTCTGGTCAACTTATTGGGGGTATCCATGGAACAATTAAAGAGTATACTACTTAGAATAGTAGCAACATTCGCAGCTTCAGGTCTTGGAGTCATTGGCGCAGGCACAATAGCTGGTGTGCCAATCTGGAAAGCCGTATTTATGGCCGGTATTGCCGGTGTAGCTACGGTAGTAGAAGGTTTATCGCGTGCATTCTTGGACGACGGAAAGCTTAGTGCAAAAGAAATCAACGAAGTATTTAATCAAGTAGACAAAAAGTCAAAGAAAGCATCCGATGCAGGATGAAAAAACTATTAGTAGCGGGGGCTATTTTAGTTTTATCTGGCTGTGGATACGAAGGACATTATCGTTACGAGTGTCAAGATCCCGCAAACTGGGAAGATGAGGAATGTAATCCACCAGTATGCCTAGTAGATGGAATGTGTACAGAAACATTGTTGGGCTTCGATCCAAAAGAACAAATAGAAATACCAGAGGGGGATTAACCATGAATAAGAGACTAACTCCAGAAGAACTGGACGCAAGACTTAAGTTTGTAGTTGGCTGCACTCTTGCTGCTGTTCTTACGATAACAACAATAGGAGTTCTGTACGCTCTTGTATTTGTAACTCAACCAATCGGCGCTCAAGCAGAAAACGACAAAATGTTTTTCAGTGTGCTTTCTAGCGTTGCAACTTTTATTACCGGAACACTAGCCGGTCTTATGATTTCAACTGGCAGAAATAAAGAAGATAAAGACCTTGAAGAAGATGATCAATAGTTTATCTTTTCTTGAAAAAAGTTTGTTATTTGCAAACATAAGTGCAATAGCCTACAAAAAACCTAAAGAAGCTAGTAAGCTATATAAAAAGATGGGTTTTTCTACAAAGTATTTTGACTGCGACGGAGCAGAAGCTTACCTGCTACAAAATGAAGAAGCACTCATACTTGCGTGTAGAGGTACAGAGCCAAATGAACTTCAAGACATAATACATGATATAAAGATTAAACTAACACCTAGTTCTTCTGGAATAGGAAAAGTTCATAGTGGATTTAAAGATGCTTTGAACAAAATATGGCCTAATGTAGTTGATGAAATTAAATCCGCTAGAGGAACAAAAAGTGTATATTTTACCGGTCATAGCCTTGGCGCAGCAATGGCTACTTTAGCTGCGGTTAGAACTTCTAGGTTGTCAAATTTTCCAGAGGTAAACGGACTATATACCTTTGGAAGTCCTAAGGTAGGAAACGCTCAGTACATAAAACTTATAGATGAACTTTGTGTACCTCATAATAGATGGGTTAATAATGTAGACATAGTTACCAGCGTTCCGATATGGCCATACAAACATCATAGAAAAGCTTTTTACATGGATCATAATGGAATAATAAAAAACTTAACTCCATTTCAAATGATTATTGATAGAATAAAAGGACTATGGATTGGACTTAAGCGCGGCAAAATAAATTACTTTGTTAACCACGGATCACAAAGATATATAGATAATATAGCAAAAAATATTAGTTAATTAATTTTTTATTAACATATTTTTGTATGCCGTAGTTATAACTACGCATACTTGATTCAAGTAAAATATAGTTTTTTAATATTTTATCTATTGCTCTTCTATTTTCAGAAGAGTGATATTCTATCAAAAATACGTCTGGTTTTATTTTCAAATTTGATAGTATCTCTACCTCTGCGCCCTCTGTGTCTATCTTGACAATATCTGCATTCAGAAGAGTTGAGGCGGAAATTACGGAGACTTCTTCTCCATGCTCTTGTTGTTCTTCGCCCTTTATGAAGCTAGCTTCACCAATATTATTCTTGCCATGATACATTTGTCTTTTGCCATCTTGTTCGCCGATGGCTACATTATAAATAAAAATATTTTTATTATATTCTGTATTAACTTTTAATATATTAAAATTATTTTGTATTGGTTCATAACAATGAATTTGTGAGTTAGGCCACTTGTATGATGCCCAGACCGCAAAGCCTCCAATATTTGCACCAATGTCCAATATAACAGGATTCTGTTTATTGTAGCCAATATTGTATTCGCCTTGAAATATTTTACCTATATGAGATATCATATCGTGCGGAATAAACATGTGTATATTATACACTATTAATTACTTATTAAGCAACCTGCTCCAAAATCCTTTTTTAGTTGGCTTTTTGCATTTGCAGTGACTACACTTGCATCCGCTACACTTCTTGCAGCTACAATTTTTGTTCATAATTATCCCCTTTCCAATACCAGGAATTAGTTAATTCAGGATCATAAATATATTCTTCAGGGTTTTCTGAGTCGTATATATTTGGTTCTATATTTGGTTCCATAAATTAATTTTTTCTAGTTAAACTATATATATCTAGTAAAATGTTTTCTACTTCTTGATAAGAAAATAATTGTCTTTCAGCTGATGATATTTCGGAAAGAAAGTTCTCTACTGATAATTTAATTTCATTTATCTTATCATCATTTTTGGACTGAAAGATTATTTTACTCATATTACTCCTCGTCGTTTTTTAAAACTTCATGAACATAATGAACGCCAAGAGCGGCTACTGTTGCAATGATTGCCATTTTTCTGGTGTCACCAGATAGCGTAACAAACATTACGAAGCTACCAGCTAGAGTAAAGGCAAGTCCAGCTGTTATCTCCCAGACCTTTTTGCCAAAACCAAACCAATTCATTTTCTTCATCTCTATTCCCCCTTCGGTATAGTAATTAAATATACTGTTTCTTGTAAAATTAATATCGTCTTCATCGCCTTCTGGCCCCTCTATTCCACCAGCTTCTTCTGCCTCTTCTTCTGGCTCTTCTTCTTTCCTAGCGGCGTCTTTAGATCCGTCAGCTGACTGTCCTCCACCAGAGCCACCAGAGCTACCCCCGCCTCCAGTCCTAGATCCACCTCCAGAAGGCCCTGTAGGGCCTCCAGAAGCTCCTGTAGCTGCTGCTGCGGTTGTTAGGGTAGAAAGTACTGTAGTCGTAGCTATGATCGTTCTACGGGCTCCTACGTCGATATTAGAGCCATTCGGTACGTACTCATCAAACCCTTCTTCGTATATATTAATTTCTTCTTCAAAGGCTTGTTTAATTTCTTCTGGAGCATCTGTCAAAGCTTCAGACAATTCTGATATTTGTTCTTCGGTAAATAGCTCTGGCTCAATAGCTGCAAAGACTTCATGAGCGGCTTCAGAAGATACTTCATCAAAGCTTTCATTTAAAATAATAGCAACTGCTACCGCTGCTTCTATTGGTTCATCTTTATCTTTGGATACAACATCTATAATATTGGTCAAAGCTTCAGATGAAGATATAGATTCAATTAAATCTACTTCCTCTTCTTCAGAAAGCTCATCAAGTATTTCTGCTATTTCGTAGACTTCTAAATCTTCAAGTACTTCTGTTAATTGATCTTCAGGTAATTCTAATAAAATATCCGCAACTTGATCCGGCATTAAGTTGTCTAGAACTTCTTCTATTAGCGCATCTAAAATTTCTTCTGTAGTTGCGTCTTCTTCTATTATTATCTCTTCTTCCTGTATACTATTGTCTGATGAAAAATCTTCTTCTTCTAATGTTTCCGGCGATTGGGTTTCTATCGATTCTGGCTGTTGTTCTTCTTCATCGCTTGGGTTATCCACCTCTTCTTCGTCAGGAGAACCGATCTCATCTTGAGGAACAGTAGTCGGCGATGTTATTTCTGTTTCGTCTGGCGTGGGTTGGTCTTCTTCAGGTGATGCGCCTTCTTCAGGTATTTCAGGAATGGTTGTCTGAGAAGACTCAGGATCTACCTCAACAAAATCATCATCAGGATCTGGCTCAGGATCTACTGGTTCAGGAACAGTTGTTGTCGGGGGAAGCGTTGCCACCGGAGCAGGAGCGACAGTAGTAGTCGTTGTTTGAGTAGGAACATAGACGGTAGTAGTCGTCGTTGGAGCAACCGTTGTGGTTGTGGTCGTGGTGGTGGTTTCTGGAACCGTAGTTGTGGTTGTGGTCGTGGTGGTGGTTTCTGGAGAAACCGTCGTGGTTGTAGTGGGAACTACGGTTGGGACAGTCTCATTATTTGGCTCAACTCCCCCGAATGAAGTGCAATCGCTTCCGTTTTGAGCACACTTGTCGGTGCTCCCAACGGCATTGTCAACCATCAAAACTGGCGATAGCGCAGTGTCGCCAAGATTGAAAACAGCAAAACCAAGTTTGTAGGTACCAGATACAGAAACTGAATAAGTGGACATCTGCCACCCAGTTGCGCCAAACGAGTTTGTTGAGTAGTCGCCAGTTCCTGGATTGGTAAATCCGAGAAGCGCGTATTGCTGTTCAAAGTTGTTTACTTCTATTACTGGTGTTGAATCAACTGATACTGGTATTAACGATGTAACGGAGCCGTCATTGAAAGGAACATAATCAGTGCCCAAGTAGTTCCACGACATTGTGTATGTTGTTCCAGCAACAAGTTGAACCTCTCTGGTAATCCAGGCTGAGTCTGTTGGGTTCGGGCTTCCTCCGTTTGATGCTGCTTGGGCATCTGCGGTAAGTCGCGCCCTGATTGCTGTTTCTGCTGTTCCCGAAAGACCCAAGGCAGTCATTGCCTGAGCAAATGTCTGTTGGTTTTTGGGTTGTAGGAGGGCGGCGTAGGAATCGTTATTCGGCGAGAACGACCAACTTCCTGCTGCTACTGCTGGAGCATAGTAGGGATTCTCCGTTCCATCTGATTTAGTTGGGCTACCGACTGCACCGCGAGAGTTGTGGGTAAAGGTTCTTGAGCCACTAAAAATGGAGACGCCAGTTCCAGAGCCAGTTATTGTTGACCCAAGGCTTCCAGTCTGCGGACCTATCTCCCACCCGTCAAACGAATTGCCTTCAAATCCTGCGTCCTCAATAGAAACGGGTTCTGCGCTAACTGGAATCGTGGTAGTAGTCGTAGTCGTCGTTGTAGTCGTTGTCGTCGTAGTAGTCGTAGTAGTCGTAGTAGTCGTTGTGGTTTCTGGAACCGTAGTGGTCGTAGTGGTAGTTGTAGTTGCAATTTCAACGGCAGTTAAACCGACGCATGGAAGTGACCCAGAGTTGCCAGAACATGTCTGCCATCCAGTTGATGATGTCCAGTCGGAGGTTGAGGTGAACTCCGTATTGCTGAGAAGTTCTGTTCCGTCATTTAGTTGAAGCGAGGCAGATTCAACTGCGGTTCCGTAGTTTCCTGCCCAGAATTCGCCGTCCTGACCCGTCATCCACAACTTGACACTTGCGACATCTGACCAACTAGACCCGACGGCGTCCGCCGTAATCGTCAGCGTGTAATCGTTGTACGACCCGTTGTCAGTCAGGGTTATTTCGCCAGTGTTATGGAAATAGATTCCACCTCCACCATCTCCGTATAGGTCAATTCCGATGGTGAGTTTGTCTGATGCTTCTTTCCAGTCCTGAACTTCGGCTGCGCTCACCGATGCCGTCACCGAGGTGGCACTTGCCCAGTCGGCCGGAACACTAACCTCTTGAGAGACTGTTGCCGCCGACCATGAAAAAACAAGTTTGTTACCGTCAGCGGCACTAGCGGGGGAAAGGGAGGATATTATAGATATTAAAAAAAGAGGCAGCAGCACAAGCCACCCTTTGCGCAAAGCCAATCTAGGCATCTAGCCGTACCCCCCGGTATATTTAGGCTAGATTAATAGTAACAAATTATTTAAAATAATAAAAAGCTTTAGCTACAATTTCCACTGTTTGTCTTTGAAGTTTTTTCTCATATTATCTTCTAACCAAAACCTATGAAAGCTTAGATCCTCGTAATTTATTTCGAGGTATTCATTGAGATTATTTTTAATTTCTTCCCACTTTTCATACTTGTATTTTGATATAGGCCCTGGATAATCTGTAGCACAATTAGCTTCTCTTTCCATTATTTGACTAGCGGCATCCCAGTCAATTCTTTTCTCACTTTTAATTATATCTTCTATATTTCTTTTGATTATCACAAAACAAACGCCACTACATGCTTCCTGGATATCCATTATTCTATGAAAGAAAGCTGGTGCCTGTACAACAAAACTATCTTTTTTTGTTAATATTTTTTTTAAATTATCATAATCAATTTTATAGTCAAGTTCATCTATACATTCAATCTGCATAGTATCTGCAATAATTCTAGACGCTATAGTTGTACCACTTCTTTGCGGTCCAGTTACAACTATTTTTTTACTCTTCAAATTTTGTAATAATAACATGGCCATTCATTTCTTCTTCTGGCGGCAACTGTTTTCTGATCAACATTCTCTGAACCCATCTGTCTGTGCCGTCGTATCTTGGCTGGAATGGCTTTCTTCCGTGTATTGTTTTATTGTTGTCTATGATAAGTAGATCACCAGTTTGAAGAACCACTTCTTTAACGCATTTAGAAACCGCTTCAGCTAATTTTTCTAAGGCTATACTAGAAAGTATATTCATTGGTTTCATCAAGTCTTCATCATAAGTAAAGTTATATTCATCATCATTAATTTTTTTAAGAATAGGAATAAACAACTCTTTATATTTTTCTCCAGGTCTCATGAAACTTTTGTCTATACCAGTTATATAATCTGGATATTGAAGATACTGAATTATTTCTTTATCTATTAGGCGCAGTATGTCTTCTATGTTTGCATAAGTGGTTACAGCTGTTGGATCGCCTCTTAGGCAAAGTAGCATTACATAATCAGGTTTATACGGATGAAAGGCCGCTTCAGTATGAAGGGCTAAATTTACTTTTGAAGATGTAGAAATCTGCTCATACTCTGTTTTGTGTACTGGTAGTATGTTTTGTATCAGAGCACCTGATTGCTCTTGAGCAAAGCTTATTGGATGTCCGAGATTCAAAGCGTGAAGCAAAAGTGTTTGACGCGCAGTGTCTAAAGACGGGCTATTGAAATACGGTTGCGCGGGTGTGCTAGGAACATCCCCAATATTGACATTTGTAAATAATTTTACACCCATACATACCTATTATAGCAGGCTTTTCAATATAAGAAAATACAACTTCTGTAAATCTTGAGGTTGAATACTAAAAATATATTCTTGATCCGCTGCCTTTATTGTTATACAGTGAACATTTAAAAGATCACCATTTGATGTTATAGATGCGGTTGGTTTAGATATTGTGATATCAGATATAGCTGGCATAAAGCCATCAAATACTCCGTCATCGCTCATAATAAATTATACCAAAGTTTATTTCTTTTTTTTCTTTTTAAAGGTAGATACGTTTTTTGGAGCTTGACCTTTAATTCCTTTTTTAGCGGAGCCTTGAGCTCTCTTTCTTTTAACTGCGCTTCTTCTTTGAGCTGCTGTCATCGAATTTGCCTTAGCGACTGGGACGCATTTAGCATATCCAGAGCCACCTGATCCAGAGGTACCACACGGCTGCCACTTACCCTTTTTCTTTGGGGCACCTATATTAACCCAACGTTGATTAAACCACTTAGTTAAACCAACGCCTTTTGGGCCAGCCATTATTTTTTCTTTCTCTTTGCCTTTTTAGCGGAAACAGTTCTCCATCCGCCACCCATAGACTTGTACTTTTTTACTGCCCAAGCATTGGCGTACGCACTTGGGTATACATCGAACTTGGCTCTGGCCTGTGACTTGGCACTAGACCAGAGTGCTGGTTTGGTTGGCTTATTAACTTTTGCCACTATTACTTTTTCTTTCTTTTTCTACTAATCTTTTTTAGCGTCTTAGCAAGATTGGCTTGGCGAACGGTTGTTGGGCTATATCTACTAGGATTCTTGGTTACAGCTGCGGCCATACCAGAGACTGACTTACCGGCTTTTTTTGCCTTTTTGGTGAAGGCACCTGGTCTTTTAATTGCTTTTTGAATCCACTTCTTATCTTTTTTTGCTGCCATGCTTTTTAACCTTTTTCTTATCCTTAACTTTTTCTCCAGTTTTATAGGTCAAATCATCTATATCAAAACCGCCTAAGCTTGCAGTAATATGATCGCTTAGATGATTATCTAATTTAGACTCAACATGAGCTATATCATCATCTATATCCTCAAGTGCGCCTTTTATTAGTTCTAATTTATCTGCAACTATACCGTGATCCCTAGCATTTTCTTTTCTACCCTTTTCTACGAGAACAACTAGAACAGAACCGACTACACCGATAAGGGCTACAATTACCGCTTCCACGGCTAGAGACCGATTCCAAGATCGTCTAATACTCTCTTGCCTGCTTTTGGTCCTGCGCCAAATCCTTTTGCCTGCTTATAGGCAATGACTGCGGCTTTTGTCTTTGGACCAAAATCTCCGTCAGCCTTACCTTTATAGAATCCTCTTTCAGCGAGTTCCTCTTGGAGTTTTGTGACTCTTGGTCCACTATCACCTGGATCAAGATCCCCGCCGTCATCTTTAACGGCAGGGGCTCCAGCTGCTGCGGTGGATGCAGCTGGAGCCGCAAGACCAGAAGGCTTTTGAATATTATTCTTAGCCATAAACTCTGCTACTGCAGCTGGTGGATTGTCACCCTCTGTATAGCGAAGGTGCCATGGTTCTTCTGGGACCACTTCCCAGCTAAAGCCAAATTTACGTACGTTTGCAATTAGCCATTTTAGGCGCTTTGGCTCTCCCGCCGTGTGAACATCAACAGCCAATCCGAGTATTGTGCTGACTAGTTCCAGGAGCAGCCAAAGAAGCTAGCTTTGGATCTTTCTTATACCACTTAACACCTTCAAATGTTCTTGTGCTGTTTCCATTTGGCTTTTTTGTATATCTCTGCAAGAATACTGCAAGCTGAGAATCATAGGAGCGATATGTGTCTCCAGCCGATACTGGCTTTAGCTCAACGCCATCTGCCTTAGCTGCTTCAACCATGGCTTCCCAAGCTGCTGCGGCAAGCCAATGCAGCTTGCCACCTTTAACTGGACGAAGAAGAGCATCAGGAAGCTTTCCTGGCTTTATACCCTTTAAATCTGCTGGCTGCTTAACGGGAACTACAATGTCCCAGTCTACTTTTTTGCTCATTTTAGTAGTTCTCCTATTTTTTCTTTTTCTTTTTAGTCTTTTGGGCACTTGAAATCGCAATTGCTATCGCCTGCTTTCTAGATCTAACTATTGGTCCACCCTTGCCAGAATGAAGAGTTCTTTTTCCGAACTCATCCATAACTTTACTTATTTTTTTTTGATAAGCTGTTTTCTTTTTGGCCATGATGAATATATAATTTTTATTACTTTTTCTTTTTCTTTTTTAAAATTGCGCTTTTAATAAACGGAGGAAGTTTTTGCTGAGCCGGAGTAAGACCAGAGGCCTTGCCTTTTGCAGCTGGAGACTTCTTTTTCATTGGCTTTTTCTTAGATGCCATATTAGTAGCCCATCTTTTTCTTAGATGTCATCTTCTTTTTTCCGCCCATTGTTTTGGCTGGCTTTGTTTTCTTGCCACCCATTTTTTTTGAACTATTCATTTTCTTTTTTGAATGCATCATAGCTATCTCCTAAATTTTTATAACCTATAAAATAGTAATTGTAATTTCTACCACTTAACTCTATCAGCCCAATAAGCTGCAGACATCTTGCCCTTGCTTATATTTTTTGCATGACGAGCTTTGAAAGAGCGACGGCGAGCAGCGTAAGATTTTGATTCGCCCTTTTTCTTTGGCGAACCTGAAACACCCTGTTGACCAAACCTAATAGTTTTTACTTGACTACCAGATTTAGCTACAACAATGTGAGACTTTGTTGGATGATTTGGTGTACGCTTTGGCTTATTGTAGCCGCTAACACCGAGCTCTTTTAAGTCTTGAATCTTTACTTTTTGCCATTGTTTTTTCTCTTCTTCTTTTTCTTCTTTGATTTATTCAAAGGCATTTCAATACCTTTAACTAAATTATTTGTTCCCATTCTTGGGCCAGATATATATATCTTTCCCTTAAAGGGCATTAGTTTGTTTTCTTAGCAGCTGGCTTCTTTTTAGCGGCTGGCTTCTTTTTAGCGGCTGGCTTCTTAGCGGCGCTGGTAACGTTTTCTACTTCCTTCTTAACCTCTTCGGTTACGTTAATGACAGCGTCATCGATAGCATCAGCGAGTACTTCGGCTTGATCTACCAACTTATCCATAACGGAATCAGGAACCATCGAAAGAGGAGAACCCTTTTTACTCTTCTCACCCTTAAGAAATGCCTCTATCTTTGCAAGTAATTTTTTAAACATTATTTTACCTCGTATTTTTAGTTTGTAATTTAAATAGTAACGTTATATGATATATAATAAAACCGAATTTATCAAGCTTTACCTTGTTGTGATTCCTTAATTAAGGAGTATCTATCGCCAGTCTCTTTCGATATAAGGGCAAATCCATACGCAGCTGCTTCTTCTATGGCTTTAGTTAGCCCCTCTTTGTCTTCCAGGGAAAGCTCACCTAGGGGCAAACTTATACCTGCATATATATCTATATTTTCAAAATTTCCAATGTTAACTTTTCTATTAACGCCGCAAACTAAGACTGGGCTAGTAGACAGGGTCAGGCCAGGATTGGCTGAGACCAATTCAGAAACAGGCGATCCAGTTGATTGTTCGAAAGCGTTTTGTGATACCTTAGGCATTTGTTAATTCCTTTACTCGTAGTTCTTTTAATGTTTGCTCTGTTTGCTCGTCCAAGGACATATTATCAGTGTTGATGACTACGGTTGCCATCTTTTTTATTTCATCTATTCCGTTTTCTGACGCATGAGAAGAGTGCTCAGGGCTCATTAGTTTACCATCTCTTTTCATTAGGCGCTCATTTAGTGTATCCACTGAGGCATCGAAGCATACAATGAATCCGTTTGGCTGCTTTAATATGTGCTCGGCTTCATTTGGATATCTAACATCTGAAACCAAAATGATCATTGGATACGAATCTTCATCTTCTTTTAATTGACTCAGATATGATCTATATATCTTAGACGATTTAATTATCGCCCATCTGGCAAAACAATCAGGAGAAAATGATCTACAAAGATCTCCTGCTTTTTGCAGAAACTCTCTGGGCTTTGTGCCTTCTGGCTCTATTGGCATAGAATAAATCGATTCAACCATAGAAGTAAGCTCTTCATATTCTGGAACATCTCCAAGGGATGTTCCCCCATAAAGGTCAAACAACACGTCGTGGATTGCGTACATTCTTCTTCTTTTTTGATTAAAGCCCTGGATATTCTTTTTGATTGATGCCATCTCATATAGCGGAAGTGCGTAAAAAATATGATCCCATTTGATTTCATATCTTAGAGATTCTATAGATCCTTTTGGAACTATGTTCTCTGCTACAGACGTCTTTCCACTTCCAGCCTTTCCAGCAAGGCCGACAATTATTGGCTGGTTTTTCTTTAAATCAATCATATCCATAATTATATCACATACTTCTCTTTCTTTCCTCTAACTGATTGAGAAATTCATTTGCCAACAAATCTGGCTCCCAAACAAAAGCCCTTGGAACTTGAACTACTCTAAACTTATATTCAGATCTTATTTCTTCAACAGTCATCAGAAGCGGCATTAGGGATGCGTTTTTGCATTTCCACTTACCGTTTATTTGATTTGCTACTACTGCAGAATCAGTATAGATAATTGGATCCATTAAATCTGACAAAGAACAGATTAAAAGTCCAGCTATAACAGCCTCATATTCAGCTTCGTTATTGGTTCTACGACCAAGACCTCTGGCAAATTGTGCTATCTTTTTTTTGTTCTTATAAACAACAGCAGCGCAAGAAGCTTCTCCGAATTTTTTTTGCCCTTGCCCCCTAGAGGCTCCGTCGCAAAATACTTCTATATTCATGTCTAGCTAACTTTTACATTAGTCTTTATGTCGTTTTTTTTAGCTACCTCGTAAAGACCTTCCTCTTGTTTTGATGTTGCTATTTGTATCGTTGAGGCAAGAAGGTATCTTTCACTTAAGAGTTCTACCTGAGTTGGAAAATCTAATGAGTTTCTTTTTTCAGAGTAAAATTCTTTCGGAGAATTTACTGATTTATAATGAGCTATAAACATAATTATCCTTTAATAAGTTTTGAAATCTTCATCTAAATAATAACCTTTAGACTCTCTATTGGAAGCTATCTGCATTGACTGCACTTTATCCATCAACTTTCTTGCTGACTCTGAAGCTATTCTAGCAGAATTTTCTAATGACTCAGCTAGATTTACAATAGCTTCGCAGGTAACAAGAGCAGAGTATTCTGATTCAGCTGCTTCCATGGCGGCGGCTTCTCGCTCAGCCTCGTTCTTTCCTATCCTAGAAGACTTGTATACTTTTTTGTATTTTCCTTCTATGATCTTATAGTTGGCTCTCGCCATGCCGGCAAATCTAGCTGCTCTTCCATAAACATTAGAGGTTCTGGCAACCAGGGAAGCCAACTTATCTAAACCAAGATCTATCACATCTTCTTCGGGTATTTCAATAAAGTATTGGTTTTGCGAGCCTTGATTCGTGTAAGAGTTTATAACTTCTTGAATTTGTGGATTCAAGAAATCAGATAAAAGCTGCTGTAACTTTTCTATTCCCTGAAAGTTCATTCATCATCCTTATCAAGCTTAAGTTCTTTTATTAATTCTTCCATATTTTGTTTTTTTATTTCTTCTTCTATTTTATCTTTTATTCTGGACAAGTGTTCTCTAACGGTATTTGGATGTTCATTTATTTTTTTAGATATCTCACTCGACTTTTTCCCATCTGCGAACCTCCATTTTATCAGCTGTCTCTCTTGTATGGTAAGCACATCGAACGGAGGAAATAATTTTTCTCCTAAAACCCACATCTCATCTATTTCATCTCTTGTAAATATTTGCTCTAGCGTATATTCTATCGGCTCGGCTCTAAATCCCTGCTTTTGTTGTCCATTATCTTCTTCAAAAGATTCATCTGTTATTAATGGGAATGTTTTTCTTCCTAATTGATCTATTAAAAATGTGTCTACATTCTTTTTTAGTAGATAAAAAAAGTAGCTATATAAAAAACCGCTGAAAGGTATTGGCCCTTTAGCGGAATCTCTTCTTTCATATCTCTTTATACATTGAAAGAAAGTCATGTTCACAGTTTGTCTTATATCTTCTTCGTCGCCATATCTTTTTGCCATATATTGAATACCGACCCATGACTTCGTAGACATGCTTCATATTTTCTTTATTGATTTTATTCTTTGCTAAGGCGAATCTTACATACGGATTTTTGACAAACAAACCTATGAATCTTCTAACGTCATAGTCCTTGATATTGTATCTTCCGTGATAGAGCAGGGCAACATATTTAGTTAAAAAGTTATGAAAAACTTTTAGCAGTTCTTCCTGGGCCTTTGAACTACCTTCCTTAGCTTTTGCAATCAGTTCCTGCATTTCGGATTCTTTTAAATTATAATATTGTTCTTTATAAGTAGACATTATTTTCCTTCCCAATTTGGGATCAATGAACTATATTCATTTCGAATATCTTCATAATGAATTATTTTTGGCACTTCTATTTCATCCATAAAAGAACATGCTTCTTTAGAGTACTTGCTAATGATGCAAACAAGTTTTTCAAACTCTTCTGGATAGTACCTTTTAAATCTCCTGAGCTTTATCTTACTTTTATCGTCAAGATAACCCTTTATTTCTACCCACTCATCAGACTTTGTCAGGTAAAAATCTGGAGTATAACCTTTTGTTCCTCTTTTTATTGGAAAGGCAAAGACTGTTGGTTCAAATTCAAACTTGATTTTATATCCATTTAAAATTCTTACAAAGTTTGCTTCCCAATTTGATCTTACATTAAGATTTATATCCTGCCTGAATCCAGTTTTTGTATGCTTATACGCATTTCCCCTGGATGTGTTTGCTTTTGTGTTTTCTACTGCTATAATATTCTCTGTGTTGTTTTTGCTACTAGAGAATTTTGGGCTTCCACTAATGGAAGATCTTTCCAAAAAAAAGTCGCTGGAGTTGACAATTTCTATCGACATGGTGTAACCTCTATCTTGTTGAAATAACACGTATATTATAGTTCATAATTAAACAAAACACAAGCAAAGGATAAAATTATGGTTACAATGAATCAAATCATCACCTCGTTCAAGAAGTCACTTAACGAGAACGTCATCGAAAGCCTGCAGGAAGCTGGCTACGATAACACAACAGCCACCAAGCTGGTAACTCAGTTTGAGGGCCTTGCTGTGGAAGATCTGACTTTTGAGTCTGACTCAAGCTTCTAATTTAACTACAGCTATAAAGAATGCCCCGGCGGAAACGCCGGGGTTTTTCTTTTATGCCCTTGCTACTTTCTTATTTCTGAATACACCGAGTTGGACAAGCTCCGGTTTTTGCGTGCTCGCAGTAACTACATATTCTTCCATTACTGGTGGGAGAAAATGAAGTATCATTTACAATTTGTTTTATTGAATTAATTATATTTAATTTTACGTTTTCTAAATCTTCTGGCGTAAATGTATGTCGCTTATGCCTTCCAGATCTTAGGTAATACAGCTCTGCTGTTATCTTTTTGTCAGGGAAAGCTAGTGATGCGGCAAGTGCATATATGCCTAGCTGAAGATTATTCGGAAGTTCTTTTTGAGAAACTTCCCATTTTCCTGTTTTATAATCAATAATTACTACTTCATCTTCATATAGATCTATTCTATCTATATATCCAATCAATAAGTAATTTCCTATTATAAATTTAAATTCATATTCTTTATCAAAAACATTGAAAGTAGCTGCGGGATTCTCATCAAAAAATTCATTTAAAATTGTTTCACCAACAGATACTAATTGTTCTGATATTTTTTTCTCTGGATCGTAGGAAGCTTTATGTTTTTCGTACTCAGTCTTTATTTCTTCTTGATCAAGTGGCTTGTCCCTGCTAACAACATTTTCTAAAACAGAGTGGACTATATTTCCGCAGAACAGCCGCTTCCCCAAATATCTTTGGCTCTTTCTTTATATAGGTATAAAAATATTTAGAAGGACACTGTTGATAGGTGTCTATTCTAGAATAAGAAAAATCAACTAAAGCTAGCCTTTGAATTGGCTGTAGTTCTTCTATTTTTTTAATTTCTATTTGCATTAAATGTCTTCGTTTTTAGTCTCTACTAAATTTCCTTGAGCGTCGTACTCAATGCCATTTTCGTCAATAATATGGCCAGTATGGATATTTTTATATAATCCTTCTCCAACCGGAACCCAGCCGGTATTTCCAATCTCCATATGATCATCTTCAATGTAGGGCCACTGCATAATAAACTACCTTAAAGAGATAACTATATTGCTAGCTGCATCCATATTGTAATAGTAACTCAACAATGAATATAGGTCATATAGTTCGTCATCCGAGGCATAGAAGCCAGCAACGCCAGACTGAACAAAAAAACTGCTTCTATCGTTTGGCTCTTGGTATTCTATTAATGTTAAATTATTGTACGATATTCTTCCTATTTCTTTTTCGTTCATACTAATCCTCGTCTATTATTGTTATTGGATTAAAGTTTGGATCCCCGAGCTTATTTCTCATGTCTTTAACGTATGAATCCCAATCTCTTTCGTCTTGGGTTTTCTTTTCATAGTTTACTTTTCCCTTAAATGGATTAGATCTAAATCTTGTTATTACTAGTCTTCCTTCTTGAGTGCGCCATCTTAAAACTCCATTTTTGCAGTCGCAGAAATCATCTGGATGCGGATCTGTTTTTCCTAAGGGATCATATCTACCGCTACAAGAAACGCACTTGTTATACTTGCCCTTGTCTTGGCATCTATTGCATGATGAGCAAAAATTCCAACAATCTTTTGTTGATGGATTTTGATAACTTCCAGGAAGTGTCATGATACTGGCTCCAATTCTAATATTTGTTTTATTACAGGGACTACTTTGGTAGAGCACAATATGTCAAACTTGTAAACAAATTTATGCTTTCCATTTTTTACTTCTAAAAATACAGGTCTATTACCTTTATTATCTGCAATTATATCATATATTTTATCTAAAGTCACTTGAGAAACATCTGAATCAGCCTTAAGTATAATCGGCTTTCCTCCATGAAATACTTTTGAGTCAATTTTTTCTGAAGAATTATAGAATATTTTTACTATTGAATTTTCTTCATCGCTTTCTTTATTGAGTGCTCCACTCACAATTACAATATCCCCTACGGCAAAGTGATTTTCATATATATTTTTTGCCACTCGTGGAAATATTAAAACTTCAATGCTAGAGCTGATGTCTTCAAGTTGAAGCTTGAACATCTTCTCGCCTTTTTTGGTGGTCATTTTTTTAATTGAATTAATTATTCCGCCGACCTTAACCTGAGTCCCAGAATCAAGATCTCCAAGATCTATAATCTCACTAGTCACCTGGCTTCCAATTACATCCCATATGCCCAAGACTGGATGATTAGTTACGTATATGCCTAGTTCTTCTTTTTCTTTTTCTAATATTTCTAATTCAACTCTTCTACTTATCTCATTATTTTTATCTTCTTCTATTAGCTCATCAAAAGCCCCAGCCGCTGCTAGGTGAGCTAGTGTTGACTTCTTAAGTATAGAGGGGTCACATCTTCTAAAGAAGTCATACATATTAGAGTAAGGATGTTCTAGGTCTTTATTCTTAACAATTGTTTCTGCGATTGTGTAGCCTATTCCATCTATCGCCGAAAGACCAAAGATAATCTTTTTGTTTTCAATAACATCAAAATCTATTCCAGATTTGTTAATCGAAGGTGGCATCACTTCTAGGTCAAGTCTTCTGCAATCTGTAAGATAAAAAGCCTGCTTGTCCTTATTGCCCACAACAGAGGACATCAATGCAGCCATATATTCTGTTGTATAATTTGTCTTTAAGTACGCTGTAGTGTATGAAATCATAGCGTAGCTAGCTGCGTGCGCTCTATTAAAGCCATAGCCACCGAAATATTCTATATCTGAATATATCTTGTTTGCTTTTTCTGGAAGCATGTTTGAATTTTTTACACAGCCCTCAACAAACTTAGCTCTAAACATAGCTATTTTATCCATCAATTTTTTTCCAATTACTTTGCGAAGATCATCCGCCTCAGCTGAACTAAATCCAGCTAACTCTCTAGCGACACCAAGAACGTCTTCTTGATACAACATAATGCCTAGGGAGGGGCCAAGAACCTTTTCTAGCTTTGGATGATCATAAGATACCTTTGATCTACCGTGCTTTCTGTCAATATAAAGCTTATCCATTCCAGAGCCCATCGGGCCTGGACGATAAAGAGATATAAGAGCCATGATATCTTCAATATTATGAGGCTGCAGTTGAACCATTAGCTGTCTCATTCCAGAAGACTCCAACTGAAACACGCCTGCACAGTTGCCTTTGCAAAGCTCATCAAATGTAGCTTTATCGTCAAGTGGAATTTGATCCACATCTATTTCTATTCCTCTGTGCTTCTTAACCAAGTTTATGCAGGAGTCGATAACGCCTAAGTTTCTTAATCCCAAAAAGTCAATCTTTAAAAGACCGCACTGCTCTACTCTGCCCATGTCCCATTGGGTAACTATTGGATTATCTATTCCCTTTTTCATGATGGGCAGATAGTCAACCAGTGGCCCCTTAGATATAACAACTCCAGCTGCGTGAATTCCAGTTTGTCTGACTAATCCCTCAAGAGTAAATGCAGTATCAATTATATATTTAGAATCTTTATCTAAATTATATTCTTTTTTAAACTCCTCTGTCTCCATACATTCTGAAAGGGACTTTGAGATACCTAGGACTGGCGGAGGAACTAATTTAGATACCTTATCCCCGGAAGAAAAATCATAACCAAGAGCTCTTGCAGCATCTCTTATTGATTGCTTTGCACCAGTTCTATTGAATGTACATATATGAGCTACTCGGTCATCTCCATATTTGCTTCTGGCGTAATCTATTACCTTATCTCTAAATCTATCGTCAAAGTCTAGATCTATGTCTGGCATAGACTTTCTTCCTTCTACAAGAAATCTCTCAAACAAAAGGCCGAACCTAATTGGATCCAAATTAGTAATGTCAAATGCGTAAGACAAAACGCTACCGGCTGCTGATCCTCTACCCCATCCAACTCGTATATCATTGGCCTTTGCCCATCTGACCAGATCAGAAACCACTAAAAAGTATTCGGGAAATCCCATTTCTTTAACTACTTTTATTTCATGATTAGCTCTGTCTACTATATGCTGAGGAAGTTCTTGTCCATATTTTACCCTAAGACCATCCCATGCCAATCTTTCAAAATATTCTACCGATGATTCGTTTGTTGGAATTGGAAACTTTGGAAAATGAATTTCTCCAAACTTAAGATTTATATCTACCATATCGCAAACTGACATAGTGTTTTTTAGCCACTCGTCTCCAAACAAAGAAGACATTTCATCGTATGATTTTAGATAAAAATTATCACCAGAAAAAGAAAACCTATCTGGAGTATGTATTGTTGCGTTAGTCGCCACGCACAACATAACGTCATGAGCTCTTGCGTCCTTTTGATGAACGTAATGACAGTCGCCAGTTGGAACTATTTTTGCTCCAATTGAATTAGCTATCTCTATAAGTTGACCAGAAATCTTTTTCTGTTCTGGCAGACCGTGATCTTGTATTTCTATAAAGTAATTTTCTTTACCAACTATGCTCTGCATTTTGTACGCAGATTCGAGGGCAAACTTGTAGTCACCTCTTAGCAGGGCTTGAGATATCTCACTGTTCAAACAACCAGAAAGAACTATGAGACCCTCTGAATGCTGAGCTACTAGGTCGTGATCTATTCTGGGCTTAACGTAATAGCCTTCCAGAAAAGACCTAGAAGACATCTTAATTATATTGTGATATCCAACATTGTTCTTGGCAAGAATGGTTATATGATAAGGGCCTCTTTGTTCCCATTCATTTTTAGATGGACCAGATCTTTCTTCTTCGTCTTTATCAAATCTTGTTTTTCTAGCTTGATAAAATTCGCTTCCGAAGAATAGGCTTTATACCAGTGGCTTGTGCTGCATCGTAGAAATCTAACCAAGAATGTATGTTGCCGTGATCCGTAGTGGCGAGTCCAGACATACCTAAAGACTTAGCTCTAGATAAGTATTCTTCTACATTCCCATGACCATCTAACATAGAAAAGACTGTATGGTTATGTAAATTGGTCCAGTTTTTCAACTAATTCCTCTATCCCTATCTGAGCTATCTAATGATTTATCTCTTGTTTCCCTATATGTTAT